CATAGGCTGCCGCATCAGTCGCAGGCTTTTGGAGCAGTTCAATTTGTGCCGCCGTGAAATCCTCAAATGTGAACGGATCGCCTTTTTCCCCTTTGAGCTTTGCCAACTGTTCAGCGGTGAAGTCCTCATAAGTGAACGGCAGCCCACGGGTGTAGGCAGCCAAGGCGTCGCATTCAATAACCTTCTCTGTGTCGGTGGCAAGGTGCCACAGTTGCACGTTGATTTTTTCGGGGTAATATATGTTCTGCAATCCGTCTGGCATAAGGTCGTTAATCAGGCAGAGGTGCAGTTCCCTGGTCAAATCACCTTCACAAAGACCGTGATCCTTGAAAATGACCAGCAGCGCATCCCCGTCGGGGGTGCAATTCTCATACTTGCCGCCTGTGTGTGAAGCAATGAACCTGCGCCCGTGCGTGGTTCTGTATTCCAATGTGAAATCCACATCGGGCAAAGCCACGATATTCCCCGAACCGTCGCGGAAACGTTCACGGAGGACAAAGTCGCTTTTGTAGTTGATGTGTCTTACCTGTTCCATTACGTAAATCTTAAATTTCCTTTTGCGTCGAGGCGTAGCGTGTCGCCGTCAGCCATGCGCAGGCGTGGCGGTATAACCTCAATGGTCAAAGCCTGATAAATGGACGTGTCGCCAGTAGCCACTGCATAAATCCGGGCAGTGCCAGGCTCCACAGGAATAATTTCACCGGCGGGCGTAATCCTTGCCGCGGAGTTTTCGGCGTAAAAGAAAATAGAGCCAAGCCCGAAGCGCGGGAATAAGGCTGCATCTATGCGCGGGCGCATAGCGTTGGTAAGCGTCACGGAACCCGGGCAGCGGCGAATGTCGATGCGGAGAGGTGCGGCAAGGTTCTGAGACGACAGCGAAGCCACCAAGGATTCCACCAACGCACGTGCTGCTTCTGACTTCTGCAATTCTGCGGCTGCTTTTTCAACGGCAGAATCAACCCCGGCGAGCCGTCGGTCAATGTCCTGCTGAATTTCAGGCAGGTTTGAGTTGATGAACAGGGAAAGAGCGTCACGGACATTGCCGCAGCACTCCACCAAGTCGTAAAACAATGCGCCTACCTGTTGCGCTGACACGCTCTTGGCATTTATGGCATCGCGTATGGTGGCGGCGCGTTCCGCCAGTGCTTCAACGTCAAGCTGCGGTAGCGTTATGGGTGTAAGATTTTCCATTATTGTTAATATTAAAATTATGCGAATGTGTCATCAAACGGATTTTGAAAAATACGCGTAAGGTGAATTTCCGTGTTCTCTTTTGGTGGGCGTCCTGCAACAACATCAGAAAGAGCCTCCTCCAACGGGTCAATTTCAAACGTGCTGGCAGGTAAATCGACAGGGATGCCGGCATTGATGCCGTCAATCGATTTGAAAGGCGACCCGGTGGCAGCCAATAGCCGCAGATAGCTTGTGCGGTCAATGTCGGTGGCAGGTGATATTCCGCCCACTTCGTATGCGTCGCGTATAGCCGGTGCAATAATGTCGGCAGCTTCGTATGTGAGAGCTTGCCCGTCCTTCAGTGCGGAGGTCAGGGATATGCCGTTTCGCCTTACGAAAGCGAAAACCCCGGCTGCCGAGCCAAAGGTGGCAATGGCAATGTCAAGCAGCGTTTGACGGTCTTTTACTATTATTTCCATAGCTTATGAAATTGTGATTACGCCGGTGTCGGCAACGTTTATTGCGGCTACATCGACCCCGACAGCACGCAGCATTTTTTTTGTGTTGCCCGGCCAGAAAGGGTCGCGGTTGGCCGCAAGCATGGACCGCGCATCCGCACCGAGTAGGGGAACTTCCTTGAAGTCGCCCGGAGCGGCAAGGAGGATAGTTTCGGCAATGAAGCCGGAAGCCTCAGCGACGACGGCAGCGCGCTGATGAACGAGCAAGTCCGCCGTTTCCGTATCAGTTTGGAGTCCTAAAATTTTCATTGCTTTATCTTGGTGTTTTCGTAATCAGTCTTTTTGAATGAGGCGGCAGCCCCACCAGGCACCATTGTCGTGAACGTTCCGCCCGGGTGGCTTACAATGACATTGTGGGTGTGCTTGTTGAATGTGTTCACAAGCTCATTGAGTTTGTCGGTGAGCTTCTGGATTATGACCAGTCCGTCCAGTTTGCCCTCATTGAAAACAATGTCCTCCCCATTGATATGTGCAGACATTTTGGAAGTGTCCACGCGCAAACCGTCTGCGTCAATCACTGCGGAGGTTTCACCGATCACGATTTCTGCGGACTCTATCTTGTCTGTGGCAAGCACCACCCCTGCAGCGCCGTCAGCCACAAAGCCGACAACAACAAAAGCCCCTTTTTCGGGGTAAATGACCACCCCGAAGTCAGAGCCCTGGTTGGCTTGCAGATTAACACCGAGCAGCGGTGCGCCCTCATTTATCGGCGTACAGTCCACAGTACGTTTTGCCTTGTCTATTTCATCAACCACACAAACAAGGGCGGCCGTTTCGCCGTCCAGCTGTGCAAGTTGTCTGATAGCATCTCTTATATTTGCCATTGTAATAAATTTTAGCCGACGCGCAGCCCGAGGGTTATTTCTTGACGGTAGCCGCCATCGCCGTATTTGACAATATTCTTTTTGACTTGATATACCCCGGATTTCACCCCGTCTATGACTATGCCGATAGCGTCCAGACAATCAACAAGGGTGTGCCCGAAAGTGGTGAACGAACCAGTAAGCCCGTCACGTTTCAGCCTTTTTATTTCCTGTTCCGCCCATGCCTTCAACTCGCTTTCAGTCTTGTTGTAGGTGTGCAGTGTACGGTGTTCGCCGTCGGCATCGCCCACTTCAACCTTAATTTTTTTGTTGTCAGGCATGAGGCTGACAGCCTTAACGCGCAGGCGCATATTTTCAGCCTTCTGCTGCTGCAAGCTTTGGTCTGAAATTATGTTCAGCCCTGTTTTGAACACCTGTGCCGGTCTTGTGTCCCTTTCAAACAACACCCCGCAATAAAGTACCGGTGCGCCGTCCTCATAGCGGAAAAATGAGCGGATGCCCTGTTCAGACAGTTTGCCGAGCAAAGCAGCCACAGTGTCGGCCGTCACCCTGTAAGCTCCAAGTGCCTGCTCCCCCATGATGTTAAGGCGGTAGCTGATACCTTGGTCTTTCAGCAAAGTTTCAAGCGAAACGGAGCGGTAAGCTTTTTTCTTGGTGGGCATTTGCTTCAGCTTGAACATCTCATCCTCGCAAGTTATGACAATGGGCGTTTTGAAGCCAACATCGCGGACGTAGCCCACGAAAGCCGTTTGCAGGTTGTCGTCATAACCAAGCGATATTTTGACAGAATCACCGCGCTTAACCGGTATTTTGTCCGCCTTGTCCCACTTCACCTTTTTGGGCATTGTGATTTTGGCTTCTGTCGTGAGCTTCTCAGTGTCGCGGGTTATCTCCACGGCATTAACGAAGTCGAACGACCATGCACGGTCGCCCTTAATCTCTATTTTGGCACATAGTCGAAACATCGGTTAAACAGCGTTTAATTGGTCTTTATTCAGTTTCCATTTCACCAATGGAGGCAAGCGCAAAAGTTGCAAAGAACAAAAATGCAGAGTCTTCCGTATCGTTCTGATTCACAAAATCTGTTATATCTATTTCCGGATATTCGGGCATAACTTTATTTATCTTGTCCATGTCTGCATCGTTCAAACCGGAAAGGATTAATGCCTTTTGGACTTGTCGCTCAGTGAGATTAAAAATAACTTTCATTTTACTTTGTTTTTTTTGTTTAGTAATCGTAACGGTTCGGCTTCATGCAGCCGGTGCGTATAGGGTTGTGCGTGTCGGTAGAGCCGTCAGCATCGACATAGACAGGCAAGTCGGGCGAAGCCTTTGAAGCCTGGACATCGCGCAGCCATTTGATGGCATCGTTGTAGAGACATTCGCGGCGCTCATGCCCCATGTTCTGCGGCAACCGGTGAATCATCAGCCACAGCGATATATTTACCGCACACTGCACGACCATAGGGTTGCGGCACGAACCGACCGCAGAAAACAGGCGGTCGGTGTCATAGCGGTTGCGCAGATAAGAGGATATTTGCTCCACCGCCGCAGCTTCAGCCGCAAGGCGTATGTCCTCATTTTGCGTTATCTGCTCAAATTCGTATTGGTCGCATACGGGGCGGTAGTCATCAACGGTGAGAAACATTGGCAGAAGTGTTAGAGGGTCTGGCTTCATAAATTGCAATTTGACGGGCTTTCTCCGCCGTGAATCCCGGGGCAAAACGGTGCTGCTTTATAAGTTTCCTAATCCCCTGCATAGAGACGCAGACCGGGCGGCAGTTGTGCACCAACACCAGGAACTTTTTGCGGTAGAGTTCCGCGGATTTGCGGGCTTGTTTTATAGCCCTTTTCTTGCGCCAGTCAAACAGACAGGCACGGAAGTAGTCAATAATCACCATGATACATTTTTTGCATTAGTCCTCCTGCCGAAAGAGGGGGTAAACGATTTTGTGCGCGTGTCG